GCCGAGCGCCGTCGTCAGGTCGAGGCCGAGGGCTGGACGCCCGAGCATGATGACGCTCACGACAAATGTGAACTGGCCCGTGCCGCAGCTTGCTACGCGCTCGCACCGTCTCCGCTCGGGATAGAGCGCGAGTGGGTATATCCCGGCTCGCCGAAGGGCTGGCCGTGGAGCGGAACATGGTGGAAGCCGGGCTTCTATCGCCGCAACCTCGTGAAGGCCGGTGCCCTCATCGTCGCTGAAATTGAGAGATGGGATCGGCTTAACGGCGTCGTCAGAGAGCATCCTGTTCAGGGTCGCGACGACCACGCCGCCGCCCTCGCCAGCACCACGCCCGAGACGCCATCCGCTAACTTGACAGAAGGCGCAAGTTAGCGGATGTTCCGCAAGCCGACGAACCGCGAAGGGCTCTTGTCCGACGCGGATCACTACGCCGAGGCAGCCCGCGCGCAGAGGCGTCGAGCGGCAAGGCAGGCGACGGCAGCAGATCGCGCGGAGTGTATAGCCCGTGCGATCCTGTACGAGGACAAGGCGCGCGAGCGCCGGCAGAAAGCACAGGGGACCAAACGATGACCGTCATCCGCCACACCTACGCACCGCTGTTCGATGACACAGAGTTCACGCGTCGGATCGTTCACGACCAGCAATTCATGGACTTGTCCGAGCGCTATGATCCGCTTGAGCCGTCGCCGGAGACCGAGCCGGCCAACGTCTTCACGCGCCAAGAATGGGCGCTCATCATCGTGGCATGGGCCTGCGCGCTCACCGTCTGGATTTTGTGATCCGCGCCCGAGGGCGTAATCCGATCAGCCAGGGACCAGCGGGCGGGGCGACGTGCCGAAATTCGATACCGATCAAATCAGGCGCGACGTTGCCCTGTCCGAATACCTCCCGACGCGTGGGATCGAGCTTAAGCGCGACGGCTCAGAATGGCTCGCCTGCTGTCCGTTCCACTCCGATAAAACCGCTTCGTTTCAGGTCTATCAGGGCGGCAAGGGTACGCAGGAATTCAAGTGTCAGGGTTGCGGCGTCTCAGGCGACGTGATCGAGTTCGTACAGCAGTGGGATACCGCGTCGTTCACAGAAGCATGCGAGATCCTGGGCGGCGAGCGCACTATATCCAGCCGCGCCCCGGTCTCCGGGCCTGTCAGCAAGGTCGACTTTTACGCGGCGTGGGTCGCCAAGCTGCCACCGCCGGACGCGCCTGTTATCAACGCCGGGCGCCGCACTCCGCAGCTTTTCAACCCCAAGCGCATCGACAAGCCTGTCACGTCCTACGTGCCGAGCATGGTGTTTCCCTACCGCATGCCGGACGGACGCTTGATCGGTTACGTGCTGCGGATCGACTTGCCGGATCACAAGATCACGCCCTGCATCCTCTGGTGCGAGAACGCGGAAACGGGCGAGATCGGGTGGTGCCACCGGCCGATGGCGCAAGAAGGCCGCCGCCCATACGGCGTCGAGCGGCTATCCCAACACCCGAGCGCGCAAGTCCTCATTGTCGAGGGCGAGAAATCCGCAGACGCGGCGGCGCGCCTGCTGCCGGGCATGGCGCCTCTGGCGTGGGTCGGAGGCACACAGAACGTCAGCAAAACCGATTGGAGCCACGTCGCCGGCCGTGAGGTCATTATCTGGCCCGACAACGACGAGCCCGGCACAGCCTGCGCCGCGCAGCTTGCCGGCCTTGTGACAGCAGCCGGGGCGCTCCGGGTCAAGGTTCTGACGCCGCCGGGCGAAGACAAGCCCAAGGGATGGGACATCGCCGACGCCGAAGAGGAAGGATGGACGACGCGAGAATGTATGACCTGGGCTCGCCCGCGCGCCCGCCAGTGGCCGTTCGAGGAAGAGACCGCCGAAGCTGCCCCGGAACAGCCCGAGGCCGCCAGCGACGAGCCTCGCGAAGATGACGCCCGGTTCAGCGCGCCGCCGGCAGAGCCTGAGGCGGTCGAGCAGTTGAGGACCACCGACAACGTCGTCCCCCTGCCAGTGAAGAAGCGCCGCGAGCCGCGCGACGACGGCCCGTGCGAGCCAATCCGGGGGGATGTCTGGCGGCATCTGATCCTGACCGAGGACAGCGCGCCCAAGACAAAGGTGATGACGAACTTCGTCGCCATGCTCACCCATCACGAGGCGATGGAAGGCGTTCTGGCGCAGAACAGCTTCAGCCACGAAACCACGCTCCTGCGCCGTCCGCCGTGGGATCGAGGAACCGGGCGCTGGCATATCCGCAAGTTCGAGGACAACGACCAGACGATGGCGATGGTGTGGCTGGAAAAGGCGGGCTTGCAGCCGACACACTCAGCAGTGGGACCGGCAGTGATGGCAGCAGCAAGAGCAAACGAGTTCAACCCGGTGCGCGCGTACTTCGATGGGTTGAAGTGGGACGGTTTCCCACGTGTGCAGGGCGGTGAAGGCGTCATGCCGTGGCTGTCCGAGTACATGGGCGTGGCACAGTCCAATCACGGCGTCGAGCGCGCGTTTGGCATGCGATGGCTGATTGCCGCCGTGGCCCGGAACTTGTCGGACAAGCCGGCGGGGGAGAAGGTCGACAACATGCTCATCATCGAGGGCGCGCAAGGCAAGATGAAGTCGACCGCCCTCGAAGTGTTGGGCACGATGAACGGCGAACGGTACTTCACCGACGACGTGGGCGACATCGGGTCGAAAGACGCGGTGATGCAGCTACAGGGCAACGTCATCGTCGAGATCGCCGAGCTTGACGCGCTGAACAAGGCTGACGCCGAGACCATCAAGAAGTGGGTCGCGCGCAAGGTCGATGCGATCCGCCTGCCATATGGCAAGATCGTCGTCGACATGCCCCGTCGCTGTGTTCTGGCCGGCACGGTGAACCCAAGCGGGCGCGGCTACCTCAAGGACGCCACGGGCGCGCGCCGGTTCTGGCCGGTGCTGGTCAAGGGTGACATCGACATCGCCGGCCTGACGCGTGACCGAGACCAGATATGGGCCGAGGCGGTCCACCTCTACCGGCAGGGCGAGCCCTGGTGGTTGCAAGGCGATGAGGTAGAGGCCGCCGCCGCCGTACAGGCCCTGCGCTATTCAGACGACCCGTGGGCCGAGTTGATCGACGAATACCTGCGGACGCACGTTGGAACGACGCCGATCACCACCCACGTGATCCTGACGAAGGTTCTCGAAGTCCCCAAGCACCAGCAGCGCGACGAGCACGAAAAGCGCGTCGTCGCCCACCTCAAGAGCCGAGGGTATGAGGCCTACAAGCCCCGGATTGACGGGGCGCAGACACGAGCTTACCGGAAGGTGGAACGGTAATGGCGAAGCACAGCCTCGTAAACCAGATCAGCACGCTTGATTGTCTCGAAGCGAGGCTGCCAAAGATCTTCGCGCCGCCACACGAAGACGCCCGGCTGACGGAATACAGGCTCGACGTAATCAAGTCGATCCGCGCGACGCTGGCGTTCATGCAAGAGCACGAGACCATCATCCGCGCGGCGATAGCGCTTGACCGCGAGAAGCGTGCCGAGTAGTGAGTTAGCCACGGTTTCAGAACCGCTCACGGTCCCCCTGTGAGAAACCCCCGGCGCTCACCACGCCGGGGGTTTTCGGTTTTAGAGCAGCGCCGCCGGCGGGTCGAACAACGCCTCGCCCTCCTCGACGGTGCGAATGATGCCCGCGATGCCGCCAGCCTCTCGAACGGCCTTGCAGAACGCGGCCTGTTCTTCAGTAGTCGCTGTGCGCCCACGCTTAATCTCGACAGAGGTGAACACCGCAACGGTTTGGCCCACCATGTCAGGCGTGATCTCGCGGCATGTCCACCCGATGATGTCACCAGACCCGGTGCATAGGCCGGCATGTAGAGGCCGTGCGTTCGCCAGCGTCACCGTACCAGCGCGGTTCGACAGCATTTTCCCGACCCACCCGAGCCCCACGTTCTGACGGAACCAGCGGTGCCCGGACTTACTCGCCCGCAGCAGAAGTGGGTTCATCACCTCTTTTTCAGACATCAGACCACCGGAGCCGCGAGAATACCGAAGCCGGATTTGGCGGCCGATTTCAGCGCCTCCGCTCCCCTGACCCCAGACGAGAACAGAGCGGTGCCGTTGGATGGCGAAACGCCCTCGCTTCCGTCCGGTCGCAAAAACCTGATCTTGCGCGTGAACAAAACGGCGTCGGCTTTCTGCCATGCGGACCAGAACCAGGGGGCCGACGTGCGATCCGGCGCGAGCGCAACGCCGTTCCCGTGGTCGAAGAACCGCGTCAGCCACGGCTCGATGCCGTTGCGCCCACCGAACGGCGGGTTCATCCAGACGAAGCCGTGCCAGGGGAGGGCAAGGCCATCGCCAAGCAGTTTCCGATCCGCAGGCGTGTGGTCGCTGCCGGGCAACGCGTCCGGAATTGCACGCGGGGTGAAGTCGGCGGCGCTGGACTTTCCAAGGGCGACCTGAAGTTCATGGGCCTGCCGTCGAAGCTCCTCCTGCTCGATGCACCAGACGCGGGCGAGATCAGGCGTGCCGTAGCGCGCAGGCGCTACGTCAAGATCGAACCTGCATCCGAGCGCGGCGAAGACCTGAGGTGTGGTATACCACTCGTCAGAGCGGCCGGGAGTGTCCCAATATCCCATGACTATCGCCTCATCCCCGCAGCCTGTTCTTCGCGCCATTTCGGTGCGCGTTGAGCGTTGCGTTGCTTCGCCTCGAAGACGTGCCTCGCCCAGGCTTCCGGCTTCTCATACCCGCGCGCCCGGCCAACCTCGATGTAGTCCAGCAGGGTCTGGCACGCCGCTTCCTGAGCCCGTCGCATGGTGCGCAGCGCGACCGGATCAACCGGCGCAAGCTCGTCCTCAGTCTCGCCCAACACGCGGTCGCCACCGCCGAACGGCGCGCCGCAATTGGTGCATTTCAGCGACCCGGCCCGGCACTGCGCGAAGCAACTCAGGCACACGCGCGGCGTCGGCGCGGTCGGCGCGCCAGCCTTGGGCTTGGTCTTCTTCTTTCCCTCAAGCGACCACTCGCGTTCGTCGTCCGGCAGCCCGTGGCGCATCACATTGCCGGCATGGTCGAGGATGATCGCAGGCTGATCTTTTGGCCGGAGCGCGCGTCCAACCTGCTGCATGTACATGGCGAGCGATTGCGTCGGACGCGCGAGCCCGACCGCCTCAATCGTCACGTCTCTGCCGGCCTGCGCAGCCAGATCGTAGCCTTCGCCGAGCAGGCCGACGTTGCAGATCACGTCCACCTCGCCAATCGCCATCCCACGCGCGGCTGACCTCCGCTCGTCCCACGTTGAGGATCCGTCGATGTGGACCGCCGACACCCCGGCCCGACGAAACTCGGCCGCGATGTGCTGACTGTGCGCGATGGATACCGCGAAGTAGACGGCGCGCTTGCCAGGGGCCAGGGTCTTGTAGTGCCCGACCATGTTCCCGACGAGCGTGTCCTTGTCCATCTCGGCAGCAAGCTCGTCTGCTTTGAAGTCGCCGCCGCGCGTGCCGATACCCGTGAGGTCCGGCATCGTCGGCGCGAACGCGAGATATCGAGACAGGTACTTCTGTTCAATCAGCCACTCGACAGACGGCCCGAGCACGAGGTGCTGGTAGAACTCGTCTAGACCTTTGCCGTCGAGACGCTCTGGCGTGGCCGAGACGCCGACAACCTTGCATCCCTTGTCGACGAGCCAGCGCAGAACCTTGAGCCACGTACCCGCGCAGGAATGGTGCGCCTCGTCGACGAACACGACGGTCGGCAGGCGGTCGGCCGGCACGCGGTCGAGGCGCGAGCGCAGCGTATCGATGGCGCAGACCTGTGCGTCGGCCCACGGGTTCCAGCGTCGACCTGCGGCGATGAACGCATGATCGACGCCGACGCGCGTGAGCGTCTTCGAGGTCTGATCTACGAGAAAATCGCGGTGCATCACGAACCACGGCCGGCCGCCCTTTTTGACCGCCGCCTGCATCATGTACGCGACGACCTGTGTCTTGCCCGCGCCTGTCGGGGCCTGGAAGAGCACGGCGCTGTGACGACGCAGTCCCTCGCGGATCCTATCGACGCCCTCAAGCTGGTACGGACGAAGCTGGATCGGTTCCGGCGCGGTATTATCGAGCATTGCCGGCCGCCAGGATATCGGAGCCGGCAATCTCCTGCCCGCACGTCGGGCACGTAGGCACCCGCAGGATGCCCACCAACGCGTCACGCGGTATGCCAGCTTGATCGCACGCGAACAGCACCTTGTCGTTGTGGATCGGTGGCACTTCCCCGGCAACGATTTTCCGCTCAGGGCAACCATGCCGCCAGCGCGAAACCTCAGACGGATGCAAGCCTGATAGTTCGCAGAACCGCGTCGCCCCGTTGTTGCGCCTGCGAACCGCTCCCGTGCGTGTCGCTCTGCGGTTCGTTGCGAACATACTAAGAAGCCGTTCCACCGGCTTGTCCACGTATTCCATCGAGTGCCCCTGACATGTCGATCCGGTGACGATATCCTAACTTGACGTGGCTGGCAACTTGTCGATAGATAGATGCGGGACCAAAGGAGCGAACATGAAAACGATCAGTGAAATTCTCGGAATTCTCGACGCAATGCAGGCGAAGGTTCACTGCATGAGGATGCCGAGAGAGACATGGGACAAAGGTGAGAAAGGTGATTGGCGCGCCTGCATCGAAGCGGAGCGCAACGGCGTCTCGATCAAGGTCGATTTTCAGGACGGGCACACGCTCGACGATGCCTTGGCGAAGGCCTTCGCCAAGTTCGAGCCGGCCGCGTCTGGCGGCCTTCCGCAACTCGCCATCGCTGACGCCTCGTTCGAGGTTGTCCCGCCCGCAACCGTCGATGACGTGGTGTTCTAATGGGTATCCGCTTTCACACCGAACTCACCCAGGGCACGCCCGAGTGGCTTTCCGCTCGGTGCGGCTTGCTCACCGCAAGCGAAATGAAGCACATCATCACGCCGACGCTCAAGGTGGCGTCGAACGAGAAAGAGCGCTCGCATCTCTATGAACTCCTGGCGCAGCGGATCACCGGCTACGTCGAGCCGAGCTACATCGGCGACGACATGCTGCGCGGCATGCAGGACGAGGTCGAGGCTATCGCCCTGTACGAGCAGCACTATGAGGCCGTCGAGCGCGTCGGGTTTATCACTAACGACGAGTGGGGGTTTACCCTCGGGTATTCCCCTGACGCCGTTGTCGGCAAGTCCGGCCTCGTTGAAGCCAAGTCTCGCCGGCAAAAGTATCAGGTCGAAACGTTCGTCGTTCACGTCTTGGAGGGCACCACGCCGGCCGACTACCTGCTACAGGTTCAGACCGGGCTGCTCATCACCAAGCGCGAATGGTGCGACTTGATCTCGTATTCGGGCGGCTTGCCGATGGCGGTCATGCGCACCTACCCTGACCATGTCGTGCAGGGCGCTATCCTCACGGCGGCGCGCGAGTTCGAACACCGCCTGTCATTGGCGCTACTGCGGTACGAGGAGGCAGTCACGTCGTCCGGTGCAATCCCGACGAAGCGTCGCGAGACAGAACAGGAAATGGTGATCTGATGTTAGATATGTCGGCTTACACCATCCCGAAGTCCGACCAGATGAATGCGGACGACCTGATCTCAGGCCCCCGCACCATCACAATCACGAAGGTGTCCGGCACGAACAATGCCGAGCAACCAATCGCCGTGTTCTTCGAAGGCGACAACCGCAAGCCCTACAAGCCCGGCAAGTCAATGCGGCGCGTCATGGTCGCCGCCTGGGGGGTCGACGCGTCGCAGTACGCCGGCCGGCGCATGACGCTGTACTGCGACCCGACCGTCATGTTCGGCGGAATGCAGGTCGGCGGCGTCCGCATCAGCCACATGTCGGACATAGAACGCGATCTCAACCTGCTGCTGACCACGACCAAATCCAAGCGTTCGATGTACACGGTCAAACGCCTTGTCGAGGACGCGCCCCGGATCAGCAACCGAGAGCGCATGTTCACGGCGGCGCGAGCAGCGGCCGGCAAGGGTGTCGAAGCCTTGGCTGCCTTCCGTGCCGGCCTACAGCCCCCCGCGCTCGAAGCCCTCGCCGAGATCGGAGACGAACTCGACAAGGCCGCCCAGTCTGCGACCAATCCTGCCCCTGCCCAAGAGACGAGCAAGGCCAGCGAGCCCGCTGTCGATG